GTGAGGATTATAAATTGGCTGAAGGATGGAAGTACAACGCACCTGTGACTAAAGGGGATTGTGGAGCACCACTTGTTTTGAATGATACTAGATCAGATGGGAAGATATGTGGTCTACATGTGTGTGGTAATGAGAGGATACAATCTGGATGGTCTATTATGTTAACATATGAGGATATACTAGATTTATTAGCAGATGTGGAAATCGTTACCCCTCCAGTTAATACGATTGAAATTGTAGATGCTCAAAATGGAGATAGTCCATATCCAATGGTATTTCCAGAGGGAGACTTTACATATTTGGGAGTTATAGCTAAGCCCATGTATATGAATGATAAGACGTCAATTAGGCGATCTCCACTATATGGAAAAATGTACCCCCCATTGACATTTCCAAGTGTGTTGAAAGTGAAAGACCCACGGTGTGAAATCCCTGGATCTCCACTACAAAGATCAGTGGAGAAGTATGGGGGAGCAAAGATTATTCTACCTCCAGCTGATGTTGATATGGTGATTGAACATTTAACGAGTGTAGTGCGAGCACTGCCAATTAGATATGAAGGGAAAATAGTTGAGGATGATATTGCAATATATGGTGTACCAGGAGATGTATATTTAAAACCTACTGACTGGGGCACCAGTGCAGGATACATCTATCGAAAACATGGTGCTAATGATAAGAAAAGCTTAGCAGAAAATCCAGATTCTCTATTTTGGAAATTATACAAACAACGTGAAGAAGATAGTAAACATTCAATAATGAGTGAAACTGTTTGGCTTGATTGTTTGAAGGATGAACGAAGGCCCTTGGAAAAAATTAAACTAGGTAAAACACGCAGTTTTTGTATTGGACCTATGGATCACACTATCCTTGGTCGCAAATATTTCTGCATGTTTATGGCGAATGCTATGGCTGCTCATGGAGAATTCTTTTCGATGATAGGGGTTAATCCTGAATCTTTTGAATGGAATAATTTTTATTTGGATCTGGCTTCATTTTCATCAACGGGAGTGGATCTAGATTATAGTCAGTTTGATGGTGGCACAGATGCTGATTTAATGATGCGTTTTGTGGATATTGTGAATGGTTGGTATCAATTATTCCCAACATGGGAGTTAGTTCATGATACTGTCAGGAAGACTATATTTGAATGTATGATACATCGGATGGTAGTTTGCCTTAATTTGATATATATCGTCCATGGAGGAAATCCATCAGGCAATTTTATTACTTCTATGCTGAATGGCTTCGTAAATGGCATTTACGTACGATGTGTATGGATGCAAATGCGCAGACTTCAGAATTTG